ATCAGGTCTACGAATCCGATAACGAGATTTTCTTCGGTGATAGCCTCGCCGCCTTCCGAATGTGCCTGAGCACCTTCCGCGCTTGCTTCGTAGCCGACTTTGAGATTACCGCGGAAGTAGGACTTCTTTGCTCTGCGTACGATCTCGTTGCTTTCCCATGCGGTATTGATTCTGTCCTCGACATAGGTCGGGACTGCGATGGTGCCGTTCTCTTCGGCGTTGGTGGTCAGCAGAGCGCGCTGTTCCTCGTTTGCTCTGCCCTTCTGATACTCGACCCATGCGTCGAGATATTCCTTGGAGCTTCTGATTTCTTTGACATCAGACATTTTTCTTTCCTCCTGTTTTTCTTCGATGACTTCGCCTTCGCCCTTGAGGACTTCTTCCATTGCCGTCCTCTTCTCTTCGGCTTCGGCTTTGATGATTGCTTTGCGCTCTTCGATGGCATCCAGCTCAGCAGAGAGAGTGTCGAGAGCATCGCTTTCAGCGGTCTTCACCTCTTCAGCGATCTCGAGACTTCTCTTCTCAAGGTCAGCCATATCCAGCGCGAGAATTTCTTCTCTTGTCATTTGTTACCTCCTAAGGCTCTCGCCTTGATTTCGAGTCTCTTCCGTTCCGTTCTCTCCTGTTCTGCTTTAAGTCGCTCCGCTTTGATTTCGTCGATCGCTCCGTCGAGGAATCTCACAGACTGGATAAACGTAGATGGGTTCGCGGGTATGCTCACCGCCGAGACATCAAACAAACGACCCACAGAGAGAATCGTCCTCAGCATCTTGGTCTTATTCCCTTCTTCCTCGGTGATTACGCGCTCGTCCTTTTCGACTGTGAAGCCGAAGGACATCTGATCCGTGTAACCGCCGGAGATTTCCTGATATAAGCCTCTGCCGATGTCAGTCCCTCCAAGGTCAGCTCTAACAAAAAGACCCTTTTCGTCGGGTCTTACAATTAGCGTATCGTTCTTCACGCGGGCGAAGACGCGCCCTTCGTGGTTGTACTGCATGATGCAGTCGCTCATGTCTGCATTGTCGAAAGCGCGGTCGGAGACTTGTTCCCAAATCTCCATATCGTCATCCGACCAAAGCATATATGGCTCGTTGAATGTCGTAGCGTATCCGCTGACGACCATTTCGTCGGCGATCTCTTCGCCTTCCGCCCTCTGCTCGATTGCGAGCATCATGGAGCGATATTCTCTGTCTTTACTGTTCGGCATTGTCTTCCTCCTTCTCGGTCTCTCCGCCGTTTTCTTTTGAGATACTGCCGTCGTCGTTAATGAGATAGTATTCGCCTCGGATGGTCGGCACATCGCCGCCCTCCACAGGAGGCAGATTCCAAATCTCTCTGATTTCGTTTCTTGTCATGATTCCGCGATCTGCCATCTGAGCCGAGACTGCGAGTTTGTCGCTGTTGCTCAGATACTGGAGGCGGTTACTGGTCGCCATCAGGAGAGAACCCTGTGCGCGTTCACGCTCGGTAAAAATCGCCTTGGTCATTGCTTCGCTGAATTGGATCGCGAAGGATTCCACGACCGACTCGTAGAAGGCTGACCAAGAATCGCCGTATGCTTTAGACTGAAGCACATCCTCATTCACAGCAAAGTAGTTGTAGATGTTCGTCTGAATGAGCTTCATCTCGTCAGCGTCGACTGTGTAAGGCGATGTCGTGACCTGACGAATGTTCTTGTATGTGTTAGGGAAAAGAAGAATCCCGCTCGCATCAGAATCGGCAGTTAGATTCTCTTCGCTAAACCGCTTCCGCTCTTTGGCGATGTCCTCCGGCTTTGCGAAGTTTGAAAGCTCAGCGACCCAGCGATAGTGATTCGAGGACTTTACCGCTTCCTCGATTCCTTCGTTATTGATGTGAACGAGCTTCATCGTCTCGTCGAGCGCATGATTAGCGTCGCCGAAAAAGTCGCTCTTATACTGATGGCGAGTAAGGATCGCACAGTCGCGCATCGGAGTCGCCGCCGCTTCTCCGTTTGCGAAGTGATAGCGAAGCCATGGCTCGCCGTTGTACTCGACGACTTCACACTTGCGAGGGATAACAGGGAAGTAGCCTGTCGTCTCAAGGTCGTCGTTTCTGACGGGCACAATGACCGCAGTATTATGTATGTCGAGAATCGTGCTGACTCTATAAAGAAACTGCGAGTCGGTCTGCCATTGATTCATGCCCTGACGCAGTTTCGCCTGAAGCGACGGACGCGCCGAGCCTTGTATCTCTATCTTTAGTTTGGAGATGTGTCTCGCTCTCGCGTCGATCGCGGCTCTGACAAGCTCGCTTTCGTAGAGTTCGCCGTTCCAAGTCGTGAAGGCTGGACGATAGCCTGTCAGCATCTTGAACTGCGTATGTGCAGTCCTAAGAGCGTCTTGCATCTCCCTGTTCTTGTTTGGTCTAAAAATCGAGTCGAAAAGTCCCATGTTTTCACCTTTCGTTTTTGAGTTGTTCTCCTATCTCGGAGTACCATTTGTCGCGCATCGTCATCGCATCGAGTACGCTCGCGAAGCCGTCGATATGACATCCGCGATTGACCTTGACGAGTTTGCCTCGACCGCGTTCAGGAGTCATCTTCAGAGCAGAGTCGAGCATATGCATCTTCAGCAAATCGTTGTCGCCGATGTGGATGCGTCCTGACTCCATCGCTCCGCAAGTGTGCTGAATGATCGGATACAAATTGTCGCCTTGCCAAACATCGTCCATATGAAGACCGAAGTTCTTCAGGTCGTCGACTAAGTAGGTCGCGCTCCATCGGTCGTATCCGCATTTGAGCGGATAGATTTCATACTGCTCAACGAGCGCGATGATCCAGTCGTAAATGTCGTGGTAGTCGATGAATCCCTCACCGCTCGGAGAGAGCAGACCGCGCTCGATGTATATCTGATACGGAACACCATCCCGCGAGGATGCTTCGTCAATCTTGTCGGCTGGTAGCCAAAAGTGAGTAACGACATACAGTTCGCCGTCGCGCTCGATAACGACCGACACGGCGGACAAATCTCGGACTTGGCTCAAATCGACTCCAATGACTGCGTAACTGCCTCGGAAGTCCTCAAGGTCGAAGTGATCACCACAGCATTTTTCGACGACTTCAGCGGGCAAGAGTGCCGCGCTCGATGTTTGTTTGTGGTTTGCGTACTTGCAGATAAACTCGCGCTTTTTACTGAGCGAGCCTTCTGCGATTGCGATCTCTTCGAGCAAGTAGTCGACCGAGACCGAAACTCCCAAATTTGGATTGGACTTCTGAAGTTCGTTGATGTCGTTCCATTTCGTCACATCGTCGATGATGTAAAGAAACGGCAAGAGCTTCGTCTCTTTGCTCGAGCCTTGTAGGACATGAGTCGACCGCTTCAGCAGTTCGTCATAAATGCCTTCGGAGATATATCCGGCTGTCGAGCACGAAAGCAAGAGCGACGGCTTGTCGCCCATCTCCCTCGCGCCCATCGCGCTTTTCATGACTTCGTACTGCTTCAGTCCCTTGTCGCCTTCCCAGCTCGCTATCTCGTCGCAGATGGTCAGAGACGGATTGAAGCCGTCAGACCTCTTCGCCGCGAAAGCGATCTTCTTGACTTGGCTGTTCGTCGATGGGATATATAAGTCGCCTTGACGATGACGAGCAAGGTCGCCGTCGTCCAGCGTCTTTTTGTTGTGTTCGTCCTTCGACGCTTTTATCTCGTCGCGAAGTTTCTGCCATTCAGGATCAAGCTGAATCATCATCCAAATCGAGTTGTAAACGATGTCAGCCTGATCGAGCTTCGGCGCGAGACAGTAGACTCTCGACCCATACCCGCCGTCGATGTACATGACATACTTAGCGATGGCGGACATGAGAAGCGACTTGCCGTTCTTTCTTGCGACGATCAGCACGACCTCGCGATATTGTCTCTTGTTGTCTTTGCTGTTGTAGATGCCAAACATACAAGCGATAAGAGCCTTCTGCCACAGTTCGAGCTTCAGCGCACTCGGTGCGAGAAAGCCTTCCGTGTGAAAGCAATGCGTCTCTATCCATTCGATGGACTTGTTCGCTTCGTTCGCGTTGTAGTATGTTTCTTTGCTCTCGAGGCTTGCGATGATACGCTCATACAGAAGCCGTATCCATTTACCTACAACAACAGAGCCATTTTGTATGGCTTGGGGGTCTTTGTAGATGTAATTCTCCATAA